GAATGAAAAAGTATTTTGCTTGTATCCTTCCACAAGGTCAAGCTCAAGGACAACGTAGAGTCCGCATCCTCCCAACACCTGACGGTTCATCACCATTCAAAGAAGTTTGGTACCATGAATTACAAGTAGGTGGTAAATGGCAGAAGTTCTATGACCCAGGCAAGAACGATAACGAACGTTCACCTTTGAATGAAGTTCATGAAGAACTTATGTCAACAGGTAAAGAATCTGACAAAGAATTGGCTAAACAATACAAATCACGTAAATTTTACATCGTGAAGGTTATTGACCGTGATGCTGAAGAAGAAGGGGTAAAATTCTGGCGTTTCAAACACAATTACAAAAATGATGGTATCTTGGATAAAATCATTCCTATTTGGAGACAGAAAGGTGATGTAACTGACCCTGATAAAGGTAGAGACCTTATTGTACAGTTGGTTAAATCTAAAACACCTGGTGGAAAAGATTACACATCAATTCAGACAATCATGCACGATGACCCAACATCACTTCATGAGAACGCAGCAACTAAAGAAGAGTGGTTGAAAGACGCTTTGACTTGGGCTGACGTTTACTCTAAGAAACCTGTTGAGTATTTGGAAGCTCTTTCTCGTGGAGAAGAACCACGTTGGGATTCTGAAACAGGTAAATACCTTTATGGTGATGAAGGTGTCATGACTATGGGTGGTGCTAAAACAAACACACCAAGTCCATTCCACTCAGACCCTCAGATTAATGCTGAACCTGACGAGGACCTACCATTCTAATAAAAACAAACATCATGTATGGTATCTTGTATGGTACCATACATGATTAATTTACGAAAAACATGGCAATCAAAAAAAACGACTTTAGTTCAATCAAGAAAAAATTCTCTACTTCAGCGAAGTATAAACCCCAACGTTTTTTGGAATTGGGAAATCATTTCTTGGATGCGGTAGGACTACCAGGTCCTGCAATTGGACACTTAAATATGTTCTTGGGTCACTCTGACACAGGAAAAACAACTGCGGCTGTAAAGTCGGCGGTTTCAGCACAGAAACAGGGTATTCTTCCTGTTTTTATTATTACAGAACAAAAATGGAGTTTTGAACACGCAAGACTTATGGGTTTTGAGTGTGATGAAGTTATTGACGAGGAAACAGGTGAGGCGGATTGGGACGGATTCTTTATCTTCAATAACAACTTTAGTTACATTGAACAGATTACAGATTACATCAACGAACTATTGGACGCACAAGAAAAAGGTGAGTTGGATTATAGTTTGTGTTTTATTTGGGATTCTGTTGGTTCAGTTCCTTGTAAGATGACTTACGAAGGTAAAGGTGGTAAACAACACAACGCTGCGGTTCTTGCCGACAAAATTGGTATGGGTATTAACCAACGTATTTCAGGTTCGAGAAAATCTGATTCAAAACACGAAAACACTTTGATTATCATCAACCAACCTTGGGTTGAATTGCCTGATAATCCATTTGGTCAACCAAAAATTAAAGCAAAAGGTGGTGAAGCAATTTGGTTGAACTCATCTTTGGTATTCTTATTTGGAAATCAAAAAGGTGCTGGTACAAACAAAATTTCTGCAACCAAAGACAAACGAACTGTTAAGTTTGCAATCCGTACAAAAGTTTCTGTTATGAAAAACCACATTAATGGTTTGGGTTATGAGGATGGAAAGATTATTGTTACACCTCATGGATTCTTGGCAGGAAAAGATGCTGCGGAAGAAAAAGTTTCTATTGAAAATTACAAGAAAGAACATGCTGATTATTGGAAAGAGATAATTGGTGTTGACGGTGATTTTGATTTGACAGAAATTGCAGAACCTGCATAAAAACATTTACGTGAAGACACTTTTAGTAGACGGAGATAACTTATTCAAAATAGGATTTCACGGAGTGAGAGACCTGTTTGTTGAGGGAAACCATATTGGGGGTGTCTTCCATTTTGTTAATACATTACGTAAACAAATTGATGAACACAACTACGACAAAGTCTTGGTATTTTGGGACGGTGACGACAACGCATCCGTGCGTCGTAAACTATATCCTAATTACAAATTAAACAGACGACAAGATATGAACGAGTACAAACTCGAATCGTATCACACACAAAAAGCACGAGTAAAAGAATACATTGAAGAATGTTTTATTCGTCAAATAAGAGTAGATATGAACGAGTCTGATGACTTGATAGCCCACTACTGTAAAATAGCACCAGAAGAGAAGAAAACCATCTTATCAGCCGATAAAGACTTACTTCAGTTGGTGAACGAGAATACAACCATTTACTCACCAATCGCCAAAGTGTTTTACACTCACGGTAAGAAAGTAAAAATTGGTACATATGAGATGCCAGCTTGTAACATTTTACCATATAAAATTGTTACGGGAGATAAGTCCGATAATATAAATGGGATATATTATTTCGGAGAAAAAACATTAATCAAATATTTTCCCGAGTTCCTTGACAAACCTGTTAATATTAATGATATTTTAACAAAGGCAAGAGAATTGCTGAAAGAAGACGAAAAGAACACGGCACTCAAAAACTTAATAAGTGGAAAAACAAAAGACGGAATTTACGGAGAAGAATTTTTTCAAATCAATGAAAAAATCGTGGACTTACAGAACCCACTCATTTCTGATGATGGTAAAGGAATTGTTGAACAATATTATGCCGACACTTTAGACCCTGAAGGTAGGGGTTACAAAAATCTAATACGTATGATGACTGATGACGGGTTCTTCAAGTATCTCGGAAAAAGTGACGATGAATTTTTGAGATTCATTCAGCCATTCATGAAATTAACAAGAAAAGAAAAAAGAAAATTTAGACAAGACAAATAACATACAATAAAAATACAAATATGAAAGAAACAGATGTAATTAAGATGGAATTCCTCATCACATTGAATGACAACATTGTTATTCAAAGGTATTTCAACGTTCGTGGGTACAATCCAATGGCAAAGAGTTCATTGAATATGTCCTACTACCTAAAAGACTTCGTATCTCAATTTGAGTACGACCAAAAAATGCGTTCGGTGGTATATCTTTTAGAGAACCAAGAACAAATTATTGAAGACCAAAATGTACTTGATACTTCAAATACTAGCGGTCCTGAAATATTTAATTTCTATATTAAAGTTGGTGAACAGACAATTTGTCATAGAATATTAAACGCCAAAATCCTCCCACCAAAAATTAGATACACCGTAGACATACGCCAGCAAGTAAAAAGTGTGTTAAAGGACTTAACTGACATTTTTTCAGGTGAAAATTTTGTTACGACTTACATGAATTATAGCTTAGTATAACAGTATTTATCACTACCAGTAAAAACAATAAATTATGTCAAACAAGAACTTCGAATATCTAGGTAATACATTTCAACTTCAACTACTAAATCAAATAATTTTAGACAAAGATTTCGCACATTCTATCATTGACGTAATTGAACCATCACACTTCGAGAACAGATACTTCAAAACATTACTCCAACTTATTAAAGAGTATTATGTGAAGTATGATTGTACTCCTTCTTTTGAGACACTTTCACAAATGGTGAAAAGTGAATTCCCTCAAGAGTTAATGTTAAAAATTCTTAACGATACCATTAAACAAGTAAAAGATGCACCAACTGAAGGAGCGTCTTTCGTACAAGAGAAATCTCTTAAGTTCTGTAAACAACAAGAGTTACAGAAAGCGATTACAAAATCACAAAAAATTCTTGACAATGGCGAATTTGAAAACTATGACAAACTTGAGGAATTGGTAAGAACCGCTTTACAAGTTGGGGAGAACAATAACAAAATTGAAGACGTGTTCACAAATTTAGATGACGTATTAAATGAAGATTTCCGTCATCCAATTCCAATGGGAATCACGGGTATTGATAAATTACTTAAGGGTGGTTTAGCAAAAGGAGAACTCGGTGTTATTTTAGCACCAACTGGTGTAGGTAAAACTACTGTTCTTTCTAAGATTGCTAACTCAGCATTTAACAACGGATACGATGTATTACAGTTGTTCTTTGAAGACAATCCAAAAGTAATTCAAAGAAAACACTTCACTATGTGGACAGGTATTGCTCCTGATTTATTACCTTTACATAGAGAAGAAGTTTTGGAAAAAGCTCGTGTAGTGAGAGAAGAAATGACTAACAAGTTGTTTCTTAAAAAACTACCTTCAGACCAACACACTATGACCCAAATTAAAAACATGATTCGTAAGATGATTGCTGATGGTCATAATATTGACATGATAGTCTTGGACTATATTGATTGTGTTGTACCCGATAAAAACATGGGTGATGAATGGAAAAGTGAAGGTTCAGTTATGAGAGGATTTGAGGCGTTATGTCACGAATTATCGGTTGTCGGTTGGACCGCAACACAGGGTAACAGAAGCTCTATATCTTCTGAGGTTGTTACCACCGACCAAATGGGTGGTTCTATCAAAAAGGCACAAGTTGGACACGTCATCATTTCCGTGGCTAAAACTTTACAACAAAAAGAAATGAACTTAGCAACCATCGCAATCACCAAATCACGTTTGGGTAAAGATGGGGTTATATTTGAAAACTGTAAATTTGATAATGAACTTCTCGAAATTGATACTGAAAGTTCAGTTACTTTCTTAGGATTTGAAGAAAAGAAAGAAGACCAAAAACGAGATAGGATTAAAGAATTAATGGATAGAAGAAAACAAAAGGAGCAAGAAACTAACTTGAATTAACAACAAAAAAAATTATATTTAACAAAATGGACGCATCACAAAAGATATTGTCAGACTTAACTGTCTACATGAAGTACGCAAAATTCATCCCTGAGTTGGAAAGAAGAGAAACTTGGGAAGAATTAGTAACAAGAAACATGAACATGCATATTAAGAAATACCCACAAATCGCTGGCGAAATTGTGAACGTATATCAATATGTGTACACTAAAAAAGTATTACCCTCAATGAGGTCAATGCAATTTGGTGGTAAACCAATTGAGATTTCTCCAAACAGAATCTACAACTGTGCTTACTTACCTATTGACCACTTGGACGCTTTCTCAGAAGCAATGTTTTTGTTGTTAGGTGGAACTGGCGTTGGATACTCAGTTCAAAAACACCATGTAGAAAAACTTCCTGAAATTAGAAAACCTAACCCGAATAGAACAAGAAGATTCTTGGTTGGTGATTCTATTGAAGGTTGGGCTGACGCAATTAAAGTATTAATGAAATCTTACTTTGGTGAACACTTGTCAACACCAGAATTTGATTTCTCAGACGTTAGACCAAAAGGGGCTCAACTTGTAACGTCAGGTGGTAAAGCACCGGGTCCTCAACCATTGAAGGATTGTCTTCATAAACTAAAAGGTATGTTGGACGCTAAAGAAGATGGTGAAAAGATGACACCGATTGAAGTTCACGATATGGTATGTCACATTGCAGACGCAGTTCTTGCAGGTGGTATTCGTAGAGCGGCTTTGATTTCATTGTTCTCAGCTGATGACCACGAGATGATTGCTTGTAAGTCAGGTGCTTGGTGGGAAACAAACCCACAAAGAGGAAGAGCAAACAATTCGGCTGCGTTGGTTAGACACAAAATCACAAAAGAATTCTTTATGGATTTGTGGAAACGTGTTGAAGCATCAGGGGCGGGTGAACCTGGTATCTACTTTACAAACGACAAAGATTGGGGAACTAATCCATGTTGTGAAATCGCTTTGAGACCAAACCAATTCTGTAACTTGTGTGAGGTAAATGTTTCTGACATTGAATCACAAG